AGTAGAAGTAGAAGAAGATGAATTCGATTCATTTCAATTATAAACCAATAAATAAATAAATAGATATGGCAATTAAAAGCAACGCAAGTACTGAAGCAGTACAAGGACAAGGAATGAAGGTATACTCAGGTATTTCTAATTTTAATGTTATCGCAGTAAATCCAACAATGGCGGAATTACATGCATTAGACATTAAAGTTAAATCTGAACCTAATTATCAAGTATCATTTAACAATGTAGATTACAATAAAATTGTAATATGGGTTAAAAATGAAGACTTATCAACTAGAGTAGAAATTTTATTAGCTGGTGAACACAGAGTTTCAAAAGCAGGTAAGAAACAATGGATTAATGCATTTGGTCAAACTACATGGTCTGATAATGCACCAGCATATGAATGGTGGAAAAAAGATGGGGAAAGACCAGCATATATTGGAGAAGAGACTTTAATTTTCTTTACTAAAGCATGGGCTAATGTAGCAGCAGGAGATGAAGTAACTTTTGAGACTATAAAGAATATAGCTAATGGTGATGTAAAAGAAATCAAAGCTCTTGTTTCTGTTTTAAAAGACAATCAAGTTAGATTATTGATAGGAGTTAAAGATGGTAAATATCAAACAGTTTATAGTAAGCAGTTTGGTAGAATTAAACCACAAAGAGATGATTTGTTTATAAAAATGTTAAAAGATGATTATGGAACATTTAACGCAGATTTTAACGCAGATCTTAAATGGGGAGAACATGTACCAACTGCAGATCTAGTAACTCCAGACGCCTTAAATGAGGATGATGACTGGACTATGCCAGAAAAGCCAATGAATGAAAAGCAAGTTGCAGAAGAAGCTAATCCTTTTGCATGATAAAAGCTAGAAGCAGTGATGATTACTTACACACCGATGTCATACTTAGAGAAATCTCTGAGTATGACATTTTTGTGTATTACTGCCCAAGCTTTAAACAATTAGGAAAACCTTTCTGTAGTGAGTTAAGACAAGATAGAAAACCAACTGCATCTATCGTTTCCTGGAAAGGCTATTTATTGTATAAAGATTTTGGGTGTTCAGAACATTCGTTTAGCTGTTTCAGGTATGTAATGTATAAATATACATGTGATTTTATATCGGCTTTAAAAATTATAGACTGCGATTTTAATTTAAATCTAAACTCTCGTAAAGAAGAAACTTTATTTACTATGGGGGTGATGGGTTTAAGGCAAAAACAACCTAGAATATTAGAAACATTAACAATTATAAAGAAGAAAAGACGGCCTTTTTCGGAAGAAGATGGAAAGTTTTGGTCAAAATACTTCATCAGTAAGAAAATATTAGTTAGATTTGGCGTCGAACCAATAAGCCATTACTGGGTGAACCAAAACAGATTCAGTTGCAAGTCAATTACTTATGCTTTTAAATTAGGCAAACGCTTTAAAATCTATGCTCCTTTAGAGTTAGATTACAAATGGAGCAGTAATACAAAATCTACTGATATACAAGGATTCAAACAATTACCTAACACAGGTAAACAATTGTTTCTTACTTCCTCTTTAAAAGATGTTATGTGTCTCTACGCTGCAGGTTATAACGCAGTCGCTTTTCAAAGCGAAATGCAAAATCCTGACGAAAAATTAATAAAAGACTTACATGATAGATTTGAAGAATTAGTTGTTTTCTATGACAATGATTATGATAATGAAAACAACCCTGGACAAACTATGGCCAGGAAAATCTGTGAAAAGTTTAATCTACGTAATATATGTATTCCAAATAGATACAGGTCAAAAGATCCGTCTGATTTGGTAAAGAATGTTGGTTCACTTAACATTTTAAAACATATTATACATGAAAAGACAAGATGTAATTGAATTTCTAAGGAATAAGACAGGTTATTTAAAGAAAGGAAACCAATGGGTAGCCAATAAATTAGGTATAGAGTTAAGTTTAGCCGCTGAATGTAAAAAAGAAGTAGCAGCTGACACCTATAAAAAGTACAAAAGCAACGTACAAGAATTCACAAATGAGAATATAAATGAGATTACTGATAAAGGCTTTAACATGCACTTGTCAGAAATTGGCTTAAAATTAGAAGACGTTAAGTCTGTAAAATTTTGGCAAACTAGCAAAGGTGACCATAGATACTCTGTTGTTCCGTTAACCGGATGGCATGAGTTAGAGTCTGAAAAAAATGCATTTTTAGAACAAGTTAAAAAGAAGTCACCACAAGTTAGTAAATATTCTTACAAACCTAAAACAAGTCCTTCTCTGGGTGTGTTATCCTTACCGGATATACATTATGGAAAAATTACGGGTGAAGGCCCGGAAGCTATAGAAGAGCACTATATGCAAGTAGTAATGGAACTATGGGAGAAAGCAAAAGGATCCAACATAGAAAGATTATTAATGCCTATAGGTAATGACGGTATGAATTCTGAAGGTTTGAGTAAAGCAACTACTGCAGGAACACCTCAAGATGATTATATGGGATGGAGACAATCTTTTAGAGGCTATTGGCAACTAATGGATACAGCTATCATATGGTTATCAAAGAAAATTCCAGTAGATGTTGTTATTGTGCAAGGTAATCATGACTTTGAGCGTATGTTTTATATTGGAGAATTGTTAGAGTCTAGGTACACTAACAACCCTAATATTACAGTTGATAATTCACTTGATGAGAGAAAGTACTACCAGTATGGGAAGAATATGTTTTTGAATTTTCATGGAGATAAAGTAAAGAGGAATAATATCCCTTTACTTATGGCTACTGAACAACCTATTATGTGGAGTGAGTGCATTTTTAGAGAAGCGCTAGTAGGACATATACATAAAGAATTAGTAGATGAAATCATGGGAACTAAAGTAAGGCATATCCCAAGTATATGTGGTAATGATGAGTGGCACAAAGGTAGAGCCTATGTAGGCACTAGACGTGTTGGTCAGATGCATATTTATCACATTGCACGCGGGTACGAAGGAATGTTTCAAGTAAATGTAGTAGACTAATGGCGTGGAAAAGAAAATACAAAAGAAGTAAAATCGTAAATGCTAAAAAAAATACTTACGATGGGATTGATTTTCAATCTTTACTAGAAAAAGGAATGTATAAACTTCTAAAAGAAGCTAACATAGATGTTGATTATGAAAAACATTCTTTTACTGTATTTGATGCTCTAGTATATCCACAAGCATGTTACGAGGGAACAGTAAAGAAGTTGTATAACAAAGGCAGTAAAATAAGACCTATAACTTATACACCAGACTTTGTAGACCCTAACGGTAAATGGATTATTGAAACTAAAGGTTACGCAAATGAATCTTTTCCTTTAAGGTGGAAGTTGTTTAAAAAACATCTTAAAGAAAATAACCTGGCTTATGTCTTATTTATGCCAAGGAACAAAGAACAATGTAAAGAAGTACTAGAGTTAATAACTCAACTGTAAAGCGGGGATACGTAAAATTGTGCGCTATAGTATCCAAATGAAGGACTCCTTACCAGGGGTCCTTTTTTATTAATCAATTAAAATTATATTATGGACAAGGATGAATTGCAAAGAATTGCTGAAAAATTAGAAAGCTTAGAAATACAACTACGGGCTGATTATGGATTAAACAGAATTAGTGGTGGATTTGTATCCATAGATATGCAGGATTTCAGTAGTACCACAATATACGTATCTGTAAAAGATGGGATTCAAAATGATGTTACTAACAACGTAAGGACTGAAACTCTAAGAATAGATAGGAAAACTTTAGAATTTATTAATTAAAACAATTAAAATTATGGCAAACTTAGTAAGCCCTTGCTGTGGGGGAGAATACACAGATAATGATGACGGACCAAGCTACTGCTGCGGTTCAGAGATAAAGCAAGGACTTTGCACTGAATGTAAAGAGCATGCAGAACCTGAAGAAGGGTTTATATGTGATACATGTGAAGACTTCTTTGAAGAAGCTATGGAAGATTATGAATACGCAGAAAAACAACATGATTCTTACTTAGAAGATCGTATGGACGCAGAGAGAGACGAAAGATGATAGAAGATATTACTAGAAAGTCTATGCTTATAAGGCCTTCTGGCAGGTCTACAGATTTTATAACACCAAGTTTTGGTTATGGCTGTTTATATAACTGTTCTTATTGTTACATGAAAAGACATAGGCCAACAGGTCTTACCGTAGCAACTAATACAGGAGATATACTAACAGCTGTAAATAATCACGCTTTCTTTACCCCGGTAGACAAACCTAATCAAACTCATGCAGACTTTACAACATATGATATTAGTTGTAATGAGGATTTTTGTCTTCATGCTAAGTATCATCAGTGGGAAGATATATTTGAGTTTTTTAAAGATCATCCAATAGCAATGGGGTCATTTGCAACAAAGTTTGTAAATAAAAAATTACTATCTTTTAATCCTGAAGGTAAGATACGTATTAGATTCAGCCTTATGCCACAAAAAATGGCTGATATACACGAACCTAACACATCTAAGATTATTAATAGAATTATGGCAATCAATAAATTTATAGATGCAGGGTATGACGTACATATAAATTTCTCTCCAGTTATTGTTACAGATACATGGATAGAAGACTACACAAAATTATTTGAAGATGTTGATAGATTAGTGAACAGGAGATATAAAAACAAAGTTTTATCTGAAGTTATATTTCTTACACACAATTTTAAAAAACACATAGCTAACATGCTTGCTACCCCGGCAACAGAAGAAGACCTTTGGGTTCCTAGTAAACAAGAAGCTAAGATTTCACAATATGGTGGAGAAAATGTACGATACAAACTTGGACTTAAGTCTGAGTATATACAAGAATTTACAGAATTACACAATCAAATCATACCTTGGAACACTATAAGGTATATATTTTAAAATATGGAAGGATATAATAAAAAAACAAAAGAGTACAATTCTTTTGCTATGCAGTTTGGATGGGGTATGTCTAGTATAAAAAGAGACACTGTAGAAAAACAGTATGAAAAAAAGAAAGTTTATAAGTATATAGACAAGAGAACTAAGAAATATGGTTCTCAAAGAATAGAATTACTAAAAAAAAATAAAATATGAGAACAAATCAAGACCAACTCTCTAGAATATCAAAAACGTTGATATTTTCAGAGCCTTTCTACGGTATATTTCTTATAGGATTGCAAAAGCAATTTACTATGGGTTGTGAGACCGCAGGTGTAGGAAAACACGGTATAGGTATGAGGTTAGTTATTAACCCAGACTTCTTTATGGATCTTAGTGAAGAACATCAACAAGGTCTATTAAAACATGAGCTGTTACATATAGCTTTTGGACATATTATATTGTCAGACAGATACGATAACAAGAAGCTTTTTAATATTGCGGCGGATATAGAAATCAACCAATATATTGTTGAGAATATGTTACCAGAGGGCGGATTAACTTTAAACTCTTTTCCCGGTACTGATGTACACATGCACCCAAAAGCAGGTACTAAAGTATATTATGATTTACTTAATGCTACTTGCGATCAAGATGGTAACTCAGACAATGAAGCACTGCAGAAATTGTTAGGAGAAATGGACGGTAATAGCCAGTATGACCATAAAGAATGGGCTGAGATTGGTGACTTACCTGAAGCAGAGAAGAAGCTAGTACAAAAACAGTATGAGCATCAGATGAAACAGACAGCTGAGGTTATAGAGAAGCAGTGTGGGACAATCCCTGGTGAACTAGCTGAACTTATCGAAAGACTATTTACTACAGAGCCTCCTAAATTCAACTGGAAAGCCTATCTTAAAAGGTTTATTAACAACTCTACTACAATCTACACTAAAAAGCTTAGACGTAAGAATAACAAACGTTACTCTGGTAATCCAGGTCTTAAGATTAAACATAAGAATCACATGTTAGTAGGTGTTGACACATCTGGCTCAGTAAGTAGTGAAGAGCTTGTAGAGTTCATGCATGAGATATGTCATATGCACAAAACAGGTAACCAAATCACTGTAGCTCAGTTTGACACAGAGATAACAGATATTTCTGTATTTGATCCTAAGAAAAATTGGGAAATCAAAGGTAGAGGTGGAACTTATTTCCAGCCGGTAGTAGATCATTACAATGACCCAAAGACTAAGTATTCTGGATTTATATGTCTAACAGATGGAGGAGCAGGTACTCCAACAGATTGTCCAAAGAATGCATTATGGGTACACAGTAGTAAGTGTAATATTAATGAGGACCTTCCTGGAATAAAAATTCAATTAAATTAAATCAAATGATAGAAAAGGAGATTACAATTAAAATTAGGGTAGACGAAGATAATATATCTACCCTTTATCATAATTATGATATAAACTATGACAGCGTAGAGGACTTTATAACAATGTTAATTCAGAACATGGAAAGTGATACTGAATTCGACGGTTTCCCAATAGATAGTATGAAAGACTTTGGGTATGAAGTGTTCTGCACAACAAATTAAATCAAATCAATTAAACAAAAATAAACAATTATGAATGAAGTAAATTTAAACATTGATGAACTACAAGATTTTGTAGATCACATCATAACAAACAATCGACACTTACAATCACAGGGTAAAAAGCCTGTAGCAATTGAGGTAGTAGGTGAGTCAGGTATTGGGAAAACAACTAGTATTATGGACATGACCGCGCGCCACGGCCTAGACTTTGTTAAGTTAAACTTAGCACAGATAGAGGAATTAGGTGACTTAGTCGGATTCCCTATTAAACAATTCCAGATGTGGAAGGAGAAAGACGGTAAAAAGATAGGTAAATGGATTGATGAAGTAGCAGTAGATGCTCAACATAAGTTAGGATTCCAAACAACAGGTAAGAGTAGAATGAGTTATTCAGCTCCTGAATGGATCGCGGACAAGAAAGCCGGCGGTGTATTATTATTAGATGATTGGAATAGAGCAGACACAAGATTCATACAAGCATGTATGGAATTGGTAGATCGTCAAACTTACATTTCATGGACGTTACCTAAAGATTGGCACATAATCTTAACGGCAAATCCAGATAACGGAGATTATATGGTTAACTCTGTTGATTCTGCGCAGAAAACTAGGTATATCTCAGCTAACTTAAAGTTTGATATAGATGTATGGGCACGTTGGGCAGAGGAAAATGCAATAGATAGTAGATGTATAAACTTTTTATTAATGCATCCAGAGTTAGTAACTCAAGAAACTAATGCACGATCTATTTCAACGTTCTTTAATAGCATATCAAGCATACCTAAGTTCGAAAATCAATTACCTTTAATACAAATGATTGGTGAAGGCTCTGTAGGAAATGAGTTTGCGTCTATGTTTACTACATTTATCAATAATAAACTAGATAAATTAGTAACTCCTCGTGAATTAGTAACCGGCCCAGAAGAGATATTACTAGAGATGAAAGAGTGTATTGGTAGAAATGATTCTTATAGAGCGGATATAGCAAGTTTATTGGCTACAAGGGTAGCTAACTTTGCTGTTGCGTTTTCAAAAACGGACACAGTAACTGCAAAAATCCAAGAGCGTCTCGTGAAGCTGTGCACTTTAGACTATTTAACTGACGATTTAAAGTATTTAGTAGTGAGAACTATATTTAATGGTAATAAGTCTAAGTTTAATAAAATGATGATGAATCCAGCAATCATTAAAATGACTGTGAAATAATGGCTAGTAAAAATATACATAGCGGGCACTGTCCTAGACAAGCGATAAATGATTTAGGGTTTGTAGATATGGTTACTGTAGGATTTGTTACAAGCTCAATGGTAGAAGATATATATTTATCTGAGTCTATAGCTCAATATGACAAAGTACAAGATCTTTTAACAACTGAAACTACCGCGGATTTAACGGTAGTTAAACGAGCATTCGTATTGCCTATGCATAATGTATCAACTGATAGGCTTAAAGCAGCACTTAAAGAGCACAAGATTGGAATCACTAATGATTATGAGAAAGCTGATTTTATTATTCCTCACACTAATTTCTATGAAAGTTATAGTAATATTCCTAATATTCCTCAGACTAAGATGATGTTTAAGTTATCTAATGGATATTATTGTCACGACCACAGGCCTTATACTACGGACTATAATGATCGTACTGGTAATGATGTTATACTAGAAAGTAGAAGTCAAGATGGTTTTTATCAACATAATATGAATTATGAAAGTGCTCCTTTTGATTCTTTTATCTTTAGTAACATGTCACTAGTGCTAGCAGATCTAATTGAGAAAGGAGATATGCAGGTTATTAATACTGACACTATACTTAATCAATCAGCTAATAGAATTCCTATGACTGAGCAGTTAATGGAGGATATTAGAAAGATGATAGATACTTA